ACACTCCCAACATAGAAATCTCAGTAGTCGCTGAGTCTATACCACATTTAAGAAGGGGAGCGTTAAAGGACTTCTTAAACATAATGAAATGGACAGGCAGGTACTTTGAGCAAAGGTTTAATAAATCGTTGCTTAGATACGAGTTCGCCAATGGCAGTTACATTGAATTTTTTAGTGCTGATGACTCATCTAAATTAAGAGGAGCAAGAAGAGATATTCTTTATATTAACGAATGCAACAACGTTGATTTCAATTCTTACAATGAACTTGCTATAAGAACCAAACAAGAAATTTATTTAGACTTTAACCCTGCTAATGAGTTTTGGGTTCATACTGAATTAAAGGATGAAGGAGATAGTGACTTTCTTATTCTTACCTATAAGGATAACGAAGCGCTTGATGAAAGGATAGTAAAAGAAATAGAAAAGAACAGGCTTAAAGCAAACACTAGTTCCTATTGGGAGAATTGGTGGAGGGTATACGGAGAAGGTTTAGTAGGTATGCTTGAGGGGGTTGTGTTTAGTAATTGGAAAGTAATTGATAAGATACCCGATGAAGCAAGGCTACTCGGTTACGGGATTGACTTTGGCTACTCGGTTGATCCAAGTTCTATTATTGAGGTTTACAATTATAACGGTGAAAGGATTCTAAATGAGATTTGTTACGAGACAGGTTTAGTTAATACTGACATAGCAAAGAAGCTGCAAAAGACTGTCATCGCTTATGCTGATAGTTCAGAGCCTAAAAGCATAGAAGAGATAAGAAGAACAGGGCAGGTAATTAAGGGAGTAAGGAAAGGAGCAGATTCAATTAACTTTGGAATACAGATAATGCAATCACAAAGCTATTTAGTGACTTCTAAGAGCAGCAATTTAATAAAAGAACTAAGGGCATACTGTTGGGATAAAGACCGCACAGGAAAGCAACTAAGCAAACCTACGGATTCATTTAATCACGCAGTTGATGCGGTTAGATATCACGAGATGGAAAGTTTAGGCAGGGGTGCTAATTTCGGGAAATACACAATTAGTTAAATAAATATTATAAAATTTTTGTTTTATAAATTAATTAACTACATCTTTGCTTTATAATTAAAACAAACAGATATGGAAACTTTAACAATTAACAATTTACAATCACCTGCTTACCTAGAAGCTAAAGGGTTATCTAAGGTTTGGGAGGCTTACGCAGAAGAATGTGCTTCTGAAGAAATAATGGAAGTAGGTTTTAATCCTAATTCGGGTTATGTTTATATTGCCTTAGAGAACGGTATTCAAATTTGCTCTGCTTTTGGTCAGAGTGTTGAGTATATCACTTTTGATCCAACAGGGGAGAACGAAATGTTCTTTGATAATTTTCAAGATATTGTTGAATATTTAGATTAAGAAAAAATGAAAGACTTATTTACAGACAACGAATTAAAAGAAGTCCTTACGGGACTTGAGCCTTTAGATATTGCAATGTGTCATTCTGAGATACACAGAGCAGAAGTCTCTTGGAGTATAGGGTGCTTGGATATTTACGCTGATATAGTTTGCGTAAGGAAAACAATTCACGATGAGGAAACCTACGAGCAAGACGGTTACATGAGGACTGATGATGGTGTTTACGAATACTTATTTGAAGTTGATGAGATGGCTATCTATTGCGATGGTGAGGAGTGTTCTACTTATGATCAAGAAACAAGAGTTGTAATACCTGCAATTAATTCTTTGATTTCAATTTCACATTAATTATGGAACAGATACAAAGATTGCACGATTTACAATATTGGAGTAACGCACAAATGTGTATAGACTTACTTCAGAAATGGTTTAAGATTAAACCCGACAACGAGGAAACAAAAGAAATGATAAAAGCTATGCAGGAGATGACGTTTTATGTCGCAAGGCTTAAGGACGATTCAAACAAAAAAGATAAGTTGCTAATTGAATACAAAACAGAAAGAAATAAATGGTGCTTAAAAGCAGGTGAGTTTGAAAGAAAGTTTGAAAATGCGTCAAAAGATGTTTTAGGATTTTAGAAATTTGTTTTAGTTGTTTGTTAATTTAGGCGGTCAGAAATGGCTGCCTTTTTTTATGCCTTATAAAATCACTTAAAAAATACGTTACAATATTATGAAAGCGAGTATTACTATTCCGAACCACTTATCAGAAATAACACTAAAGCAATATCAAGACTTCGTAAAAATAAAAAGCGAAGACGAATATTTACTGCAATGTAAAATGATTGAAATCTTTTGCAATGTGCCTTACAAAGATGTGTTAACAATTAAGCTATCAGACGCAGAAGAAATTACAAGTACCTTAAATGGGATGTTTGAAGATAAGCCAAAGTTGGTTCAGTCATTTAAAATGAACGGTAAGAATTACGGATTTCATCCCGATCTTCAAGACATGACTCTTGGAGAATACATTGATGTTGACACTTTTATTGGTGATTGGGAAAACATCCATACGGCAATGAATGTTTTATACAGACCTATCAAACAAAGATCGGGAGGTAAGTATTTAATTGAGGACTATAATACTGATACAAAAGAACAGATGTTGGACATGCCTTTGGAGGCAGTGATTAGTTCTGTTTTTTTTTTGTTTCATTTAGGGATGGATCTGTCGCTTCTCGTTACGAATCATTATTTAGCGGAGGAGGAAGCAGGGAAACAACCTCAGTCGCAGCAGGGTTCGGACAAAAGTGGGGGTGGTTTAGTTCAGTATACGAACTCGCTCAAGGAGATATTACAAGATTTGAAGATATCACTAAACTAAACATACACGAATGCTTAACGATGTTGTCATTTATAAAGGAAAAGCAGGACGCAGAGTCTCAGCAAATTAAAAACAAGAAATGAGCGATCAAGGAATAAGAGGTTACTACCAATTAACGGAAACAATAAAGGACAGTTTGTTATCCGATGTGAATACAAGAACCGTTACGCAGGGGAATCTTGAAGAAATCAATTTAGAGAAACAAGATATTTTCCCACTTGCTCACATAATGGTAAATCAAGTAAGTCAAGAAGATGGAGTGTTAAGATTTAATCTTAGTATTTTAAATATGGACATCGTTGATATAAGCAAGGAAGAGACAACAGATTTGTTCAGAGGGAACAACAACCTACAAGACATACTAAACACGCAGCTATCAGTCTCTAATAAGCTGATACAGGTGCTTAGAGGTGGGACACTACACCAAGACAAATACCAATTTGATGGAAACGCAACTATGGAGCCGTTCTATGATAGGTTTGAAAACGAATTAGCAGGATGGACTTCAACTTTTGATGTCTTAATATACAACGATATTAGACATTGCTAATGACACTAAAAGAAACAACTCAAGTATTAAATAAGTTTGCTAAGTATGTAGTTCAGCAAAGCAAAAGCAACCTAACCAAAGGCGGTAAGGGAGGGGGTTCATTATACAAATCTATTGGTTATGATTTAGACCAAGAGCAGAACGCTTTTCTTTTAGATTTCTTAATGGAAAATTATGGTACGTTTCAAGACTTAGGGGTAAAGGGTGCAAATCCTAGTTTAGTAAAGAACGGTATTCAGAAAGCACCAAGAAGTCCCTATAGATACAAATCAAAAAGACCTCCATTAAAACCATTAATGCAATGGGCAAAGATGAAAAAGATAAGGTTTAGGGACAAAGATGGAAAGTTCAGAAAGGGAGGTTATAAGACTATCGGGTTTTGGTTGCAAGAAAGAATATTTGCACAAGGATTAAAGCCGAGTTTGTTTTTTACCAAACCGTTCAACAAAGCATTTACACAAATGCCCGATGATCTAGTTAAAGCGTTTGCTTTAGATGTAGAAAAAAGTCTTGTGTTAGGAATAAAAAAATAATTATGGCAAAGATATTAGTCCGTTCACCAAGGTTTGAAAGCCTTACTTTAAGTACAGGGTATAAAAGCGCAGTATTAACGCTTAAAATAGATAACGTTTTAAGATACACAATAATAAAATCGGGAGTGGGAGGTCAGACTATCACTTTTGAAATAAGCGAATTAATAAGAGATTATTTAAACATT